GTAGGCTTGAGACAGGATTACTATCTCTAGTATCTATTGTCTTTATATATACAGAGGATTCTCTGTTAAAATTATTAATGTTTAAGTTGTCTCCAACATTCTGAACACCAGGTATTAAGTATTGAACTATATCAATTTGTCTTTGTTTAACACCTAAATCATTATTAATATCTATAGAATAGTCATACTCTGCTATTGAGTTGTAAGACTTGGCATAGTTCTTTCTAGTTATACCATTGATATAAATAGTTAAGTATGCCTGGTATGCAGCAAACATTGCTGACGCATCAAAAGAAGCTGTGATGTCTGCAATCTCTTCACTAGACTTTAAAGCATCTTCCTGAGCTTCTTTAGTGATTAGTTTATAAAAAGCATTCTTACTAACTTGTACAAAGTGTGCATTACCTCGTCCATATATTGCATTCTCAAGTTTTAAAACGTTTCCTAAGAAAGGACTGCCAAACGATGTGTCTGGTGAGTTAAATACATATCTGTATGGAGAGTTTGTATTATTAAATGCATCTAAGTTATCATCACTAACTGTACAATTTTTAACACCGTTCTTTACCTCTTGTAAAAGTGTAATTTCAATCCTTCCAGTTCCACTTATAAATATTGGTTTAGTTACAGAATTTACAACTGTGCATGTTGGAAAAATTACACCAGAAGGTACAAATATTGTAGTGGGTAAAGCCTGATTTGGAGGAAGATATTCAAATGTGTTGCCTGTAAAAATACCAGCAACTTTTGAACACAATCTCCAAACACCATAATCTGTTGCTGTTATTGTTCCATCAGAAATATTTGAAAGAGTTGGAAAAGCTGTTGAACATAAATTAACAACACTTGGAGAAGCTACTGGCTCATTAGTTTGGTCAGAAGTATCACAGTTAAAATATGTAATTGTTGTACCAGCTACATTTGTAACAGTGATTTCATATTCTCTACATACAGCATCGAACGCATTGTTCTCTTGCAAAAGGAATGGATCAACCCTAAGGTCATTATATGGATAGTTAGGGAAGTAGAATGTATTTCCTTCTCTTTCATACTCACCCACATTTCTCAATATACCTTTTGCTACAATAGATTTATTTGTATTTCTGTTTCCTCTTACTATCTTGAATCCAACAATGTTGTTCTTTTCTTCCTCTGTAAGACTAGAGAATTCAATTAGCTGTATTACTTGACTAGCATTAAATCTAACGCCTATTGGGAATATAGCTCTGTTTTCAATCTTTAATCCACTGTATGTTCCATCATATTCAATTGTAGGTGTACCACTTTCAAATACAGGACTAACTAATACATCAGGAAACTTATGATGTCTAATTGGTTGATTAGCTAATTCTCCCCACACTTCCTCATTACAAGGATATGTTTCTGTGGATTCCCAATATGCAAATTCACCATATTCGTAAGGTGTTGCATTACCAATAGGCTCTCCTGTACCAGCCCCTATTACAGAAGCTGTGTTGTATATCTTCCAATATGGAGCACTTGTACCATCCCCAACAAAATCAGGATTGGTATTAGGAACATCAGGTTGAGTGAGTTCTGTAAAGTTTTTAACTCTACCAGGGATATGAAAACCATCAGTTTGTTTACCATTTCCTAATAGAAACACTATTTCAAAAGCATACACTTCATCTCTCAAGTATCCTCTTAGATTGGCAGAGTTTGCACCATCTGCATAATTCTCATCTGCAGGGAGCTTATATGTCTGCCAGTTTAATGTTATACCGTTAGCTATCTTTTGATAGTTAACTCTATCTATTGATGTAAGATTGTCCCAAACCAATACATCTTGAACAGATGTAAGATCTTGAGCAATATCGTAATATGGAAACTTCTCAAATATATCGTTAAGTGTAAGTCTTATTTGAGTTTGATTCTGTCCACTGTATGTAACGGTTCTAGATGCCTGATCAATATTATATGTTCCAACAAGCTCCACTGAGGAGATTGCATTAACTGTCTTTATTACAGCTAGATTAAAATACTGGAAGTATCCAGTGGTGTCTAGGTTATTAATTAATAATTCAATAGCCTGTCCTACAGGATAATTGAAATCAGGAGTGGTAATTTCTACATTTCCTATAGCAGTGGGGTTAGTCACTGAATAGTAAGATGTGTAAGGATCTCCTGAAGCATCACCATATTGAATAGCAAACTGATAGGTACCTGATGTCAGGTTTCCTGTATTATTTACACCAGTTATGTTTATTTGAGGAATGTCAAAGTTTGGCTGCACCTTGAGCTTATTGCAATCTAACTCAGGTGTAATTATAGGATCACAACCTGTGATTCCTGGAGAGGTGATATAAGGAAGATTGTTTAGGTCAAGAAACCTACGTGGATTCAAACCATCTGTCCAATAGATTTCTGTTGTACAATTTGTAATCTTGTGTACAGCTTTATGTATTGGATAGTCAATATCAAAATTAAGACAATCACCACTAATGTATTTACGATAGACACAATCATTGTTATCCATATAACCAATCTCACTAGCTCCTGTAGAAGGATTAGTGAGGAAGAATATATGCTTGCTTTGTTCGTTAATGAAATGTGTACCTATAAGATGATAGTCTTCAGGAAAGTTTAAGCATAGCTCGTTCCCTGGCTCATTCTGATAGTTAACAGAATTAGAGTCAAAGTTTTCAACAGCTGCATTCAATGCGTAGGTTAGTTGACCTTTAGGAATCTGATTGACAGACCTATCAAGGTTTAGCCCCGTTTGAGCAGCAGTTCTCTCCTGAATTATATTAGTTGTTCCTTCTCCAGCCATATCTACCTACTCTATTTGGAAGTTCGTACATGTTAAACCTATTAAGGTCATTCTTAATTCTACGTTGCTTAGTCCAGGCATCTTGTTTCTTAATCTCGATGTCTGCCATTATGAAAGCTTCGTCAGAAAGGTTTTTATAGTAACCTAACTTCTTTTGAATTTGATCAAAGGTTTCATCATTTATTTGATTTGCCAGAGTTTCAAAAACTTTATATTTAATAAATGCTTCAATGTATTCCCTAATACGATAGTTATCTGGAATCATTTGGTTAGCATTACCATCATATGCTGTAGAATAAAATATAAGATGTACAACAGCGTGTCTAAAGTTGGTAACAAATTTATTACCTCTTACGTCAAATGAATCATATCCTGCAGATCCAGGAGTGAACTCACGCAAGGGTGCAGGAGCACTTACAAATTCCCAAGCGTCTGTATAACTAACATCACAATTACCTCTTGCAGATATTGTTCCTGGTTTCAACAAATACGACCTTTGAAAAGATCTAGTCATTTGTTGATTGGTCTTATATACAGCTTGGATAAGTTCAGGCATACATTCAGGACATCCTGTTGTACAATTGAAATTGGTACAAGGCTGACCTCCAGAAATAACAGGACTAACCTGTATAGTGGTTTGATCAACTGCCTGTGAATAAAAAGAGTTTGGTGTTTGATAAGGATCTTGAGGAATCTCTGTACACATCCAAGCTTCCCTTGCAGCAAAGAAGTTATCTGGAAGCCTAGCTTCAAAGTCTTCAATATACAATATTTGTTCGCTGATTACATAAGTTGCTCTTCCTAACTTTCTAAGACATTTGTCTAGGTAGGTGGGGAACATTAAGTCATCCACTGCTCCTGTATCAAAGTAGGATTTAAGTTCCTCCTTAACAGTAGAGTAGACTGGTTCTGGGCTAACAAAATTATATCTGTAGTAATTTGACATCTATATTATTTTTTCCATTCACGATAAATATGTTGATATTTCTCGTTGGTTTTTATGTAGTGGGATAGAAGTCTGGAGGTAGTTCTTGATGGTTTGAAGTACCAAAGATCTGTATGCTTGAGTCTAGCTGTTTCTTTAAACCACACCCATCCAAAGAAGTAACCTTCTGTGTGATAGTTGAAGTTGTAAATAACCTTTCCCTTCTCTTTGGTCCTTGGCCAATCTATGGGAAGATTGACAAACTCTTTCCCATCAACACCTTTCATCTTTCTTCTCTTCTTTTTGTTGATAGAAAACTCACCAAATCCAAAAGGGAGCTTTGCTCGCTCTCCAGTTTCTAGTATGTAATTTTTGAAAGACTCGTTGAATGTGTAAACAATGTTTTTCCACTCATCGAATGAAATCTTCACCTCAGGATGTTTCTTACAGAAGTTGTTGTAGTTTTCTCTGCTTGAACTTCTCCAGTCTATTTTTACTCTCATTAGTTAGTTGGTTTAGCATTCGGTGCTTGACCATCCACTCCATCCTGGGTCATGTCTGTTTTGATTCTAAAATAGGATGCTAACAATTTTTGTGAAGTAAGTTCTAAAACTTGTTTTTCTAAATACCCAGGAACAGCGTATGGTTTATCCAATGGATTCTTGCACCATTCTTCGTTTGTATATTCTTTTCCACAATCACATTCTGGAAACATTATCTCATTAGGAATCTCTTCCTCAAATAAAGCAGAGATCCTTATCGTCTGAAGGAGTGGGTTACTAACATATAGATACCCATTCATTATCCAGTAGTAGGTTTCTCTTTTTATAATTGGAAGCTTAATCAAGTTAACATACCTGTTCACTGTGATTTCTTTAAACTTGGTTCCTCTTCCACTCAAAGCATTAATAGAATATACACCTTGAATAAGGTATTGATAATTACCTTCTGATATACGAGGGAGTTTATATCTGCTCCTTGCTACATTACAAGGGTCTACAAAATCACAGCATTCGGAAATAGGAACTTCTACCATTTCTAAACAAGGAATGGTAGTGAACAAAGTATCAGTAGCCCAAAGCTTCCTGAGATTTGTTTCTCTTTTAATTAGTAAAAGAGAGTTGTTCTTAACTTCAGAAGCAATAGCTCTATCAGTGATAAGACTGTCCGTGGACAGAAGCTTATGCATTGAGCGTACATCTGAAACTAATTTTCTTAATGTTGACATTATAAGTATTGTTTGAATATGTTTGTCATTCCATCATTTTCGTCTATAAGGAATGCAGTAACTTCAGCTTTCGCACACGTGTATCCGTTCTTTTCATCCCATGAACTTTTAGCATTAGAGAAAGCTGGAATTTGATAAAACTTAATTCCATTAAAATCTTGACTTAACTCATGGTGTTTATCTCCTGTAAATATGTAGAACTTAGTATGATAGGACCATTCATCTCTATATTCCATTGGGAAGATTGCAGCTAGCTTTGCTGGCTTCAATGCATCACCATGGTTAAACATTAACGCACTTTCTCCAAAGCTTATGTATTTTCTATATCTAGGAGAACAATCAAAGGTTAACCTATCAGTGCTTCTGAAGTAGGTTTGCAACCATGTTGTTAGATGCCATCCTACATACTCATCATGGTTTCCTGCTACATATACAACATCTACGTTATTTGCGTTCTGTAACAAAAGAGAGATCATCTGAACTTCATATTCACAGATCCTTTGGAAAGAATCATGATATGTTAGGATGTTAGTTTGTGGAGTTCCTTTTGTTGTAGTGTTTGTGAACTCACTATTAAACTCATCCGATCCAATGATGTAAATTACTTTTTCGAGATTATTTGACAGAGTAGCTTGGTTCAAAATTATTTCCACCTTCTCAAGTATGCCACCAAATCTATCGTTTATATTGTTATCACCATAAACGTCAAACTTGTTAAGATGTGAGTCTTGTTTATTAATCACAAGACAAGCCTCGATTTTTCCAAAATTGTATTTAGGAGCAAGGATATCTGGAGAACATGGTTTGTATTCATTCAAGAAATCTACAAAAGCATTCTGAAATATTTGACTATTGGTTTTCTTACCAAGCCAAGCTTTCACTTGCCAATGTGGATTTTCACCATTACCCCAGTAGTTCTGGACATATTTAGTTATTTCCCACTTACTTGTATCAATCTTACACTTTTCAATAAGATCCTCCAGAGAACGAATTTCTTCTGGGCTATTGAACACTATCTCACCTGTACCCTTAATTAAATCTTCTTCAAACCTTACAACAGCTTCTTCAAGCTGATCTATGTAATTCGAAACCTCTGCTTCATTCCTCAACAATTCACTTTTTCTAATTTCCTTTAACAACGCATCCACCTCATCTTCTGTAATCCCTAGCTTTTCTGCGTAAAACTTCTTGCTTTTTTTCCAGTTTAGCATTTGTTGCAACTGTTCTAATAGATGCTGGTTCCCTACCATTGGACTAGATTTTAGTTAAAATTACAACAAAGATACAAACTATTTTTGAAATTCTCCAAATTTATTTAATTAAATAAGTTATCTATAATAACCAAGTTGGTTATAATTTAAACAAAAAACTCCCAGGGTAGAAACCCCAGGAGATACCCTGTAAAACCAACAAAACAGGGTTTTTGATAATTTATGGTGCAGCAGTAGTTGTAGTGGTAGTTGTATAAGCCACACAACCATTTACAATCTGACAGAAGGCTGTAAGAAGAGAAACGTTTGTTGCAATTGTTTGTAATAATGTTTGGGCTAATATGATAGGATCAAGCTCATTATCAAGCTTTTCTAAAACAACATTCAAATTGTCACCAGTTTCCACTCCTGAATTAGGTAGTGTAGGACCATTGTAACATATTAAATTTGTTGATATTGGATAGCCAGCAAACCATCCGTTGTTACACTTTCTTGGATATACAGTGTTGACAACCAATGGATTACATGGTGAACCTGGAACACATGCCATTTATTTAGAGTTTATTTGTTAAGGAATGTACATAATGTAATAACAAGCAAGGACAGGCTGAATGTTGCTGTGTGCACCACCGCTACCAGCAGCAGCATTTGTAACGCTCACTCCTGTAGTATTAGAACTTGACAAACCTAAAATTGCTGCTGTAATTGCAGAAGAACGCATTGCATATTCTTCTTGCGAAGAACCAAAGGTGCTTTCTTTTGCAATACTTGTTGTATTTGTTGGAAGAACACCAGTTGTATCAACAACATCTGCTAATGTAAAATGAGTGTGTCCAGGGTCTGTTACAGTAGCTACGTGCGTGTGCGAAGGAAGCTGAGAAGTGTTGAGTGTTACAGTGTTGGCACCAGTTGTTCCATTGAGAGCATAGTTAGGGTTTGTAGGAGTTGCTGGATCCACTGCAGGATTCATAGCACCACCACCTACACCAACAATAACACCAACAGGAACTCTACCACGTTTATCAGGTGTTCCATTTAATCCATTACATAGGTATATTTTTTCCCAATCGTTTAGTCCTGCACCTGTTACATCAAAGTTTCCTGTAAGCAATCCGTAGTATTCAACCACTGTATAAGGAACCATTCTAGTGTAATACTTTGTACCAGATGCGCTTGTGCTAGCAATGTAAGCAGCAATCAAACTGTTAAGGTCTGCAAGCTTTACGTAGTTAGTATCAACATCTAAAGCAAGAGCTGCAAGCTCTACATCTAAATCACAAAGCTTTGTAATAACTGCTTGAAGAACAGCATGTGTATCTGAAGTGGATGTAACTCCTGTTAAACAGTCTACATCATAGTTAGCGTTTAATACAAGTAGTTCAGCAACCACATCATCAACTTGTTCCTGCAGATCACAAGCAGCTTTGACAAGAGCTGTTATGTAGTCATTTAATGTAAACTCACCGCAATCAGGAAGATATTGTTGAACAACATTACAGATGATCAAAGGATCTACAATAGGTTTAATTCCTATACCATTGAGAGTAGATGTAAGAAACTCTATCAAAGAAGCTTCTACAACTGATAGAGAATCACCTGATAGAATACCTAGAACAGGTACGTCTAATCCTGTGTATCTCACACACCTATCTGAGACAATCTCAGTGCATCCATTGTAACAATTTGAACAGGCCATTTTTATAATTTATTTATTTATTAATAGTTTAACTCTACTAGCTATTTGTTCTACAGAAAAGGATTCTGCATACTCTGGGCTACAATACTTGTAAGTTAGTATCCTTTTGTAATTCAAAAGATCCCAAATCACTGTTCCTAGAACAGGCCAATTTAATTCATAAACAATATTATTGTATTCATTATTGGCTAGTTCTGTAAGCTTGCAATCAATGTCTGCAAGTAAAACAGGAACACTAGAACAATCGACACAATTTGTAAGCCTTGGATATAACATTATTTATTCTTTTATTAGCTTGTTTAATAGCGTTGTTGCAAGCTGAACATAGTCCGTTTATCAACTGACAGCCACATCCCACTTTAACACCGCAGTTTCTACAGTTTGCCATATTAATAGAAATTGTTTACATAGTTATTACCATAGCAATTACATTTGTTTGCTATGAATTGGTTTAACATCCTATTTGCTTGGTTGTACAGTTTATTAGCTGTAGCAATAGCACAATTATTTGCAGCAGCAATAGATCCTTGTATAAAGAAATAGATGCTGTTTAAATCTACCATCTGTTGTTTTCTAATAGCTGCATCACATTCCATCATATCAAGTTTCATAAATGCACTATCAAACTTCTCTTGAAGTTGGTCAACACGCATTATTGTTTTCTGTACAAAGTTTTGATATGCAGGAGCAACAGAGTATTTAATATAATAAACCCCATCAGGAAGTGGTAACAAAGCATCACCAACTGAAGTTAGTCCTAATGAAGCAGAAGTGTAAATATTGAAGTCATTTATGTTAAATGGAAGGCTGACTAGACCAAATCCTGGAACATCTATTTCTATTGTAGGAGCACTGACAGGGGGAGAAGCTGGGTAGGTTGATGCATCAGCAATACCCAACGTTTGTACGTTGTACGTAGGAATTACTAAAAAGTCTAATTTCAAGTCTGCCATATTCTTCTAAATAAATAAGCCAGAGGATTTGAGAAGATCCTCTCACCTCTGGCTTAGGTTATATGATATTGTTTCTACTACTTCTTATTAAGGAACAAGAGTGGTAGTGCTTGAAGTTGTAGGCCATATAGTGGTAGTTGTAGAGGTAGTGCTTACACAAGCATTATCACTAGCAACAAGACCAAGACCAGCTTCAAGAACAGCTTCAATTGCAGCACTCAACGCTTGAGGAGCAGCAATGATCACCATGCTATCTTCTTTAATATAATCACCCCAAGAATAAGCAGATTTGTCATATTCGTTGAACTTGATGTAGTAGGTATCGTAGGTAGTACCATCAGAAACCCAAGACTCAAAGTTCTCGTTATAACCTGCCATTCTGTAAAGATGCTTCAAGTAACCTGCTTGATAGCTGTAGAAGTTCTTTTCGAGCTGGATAATCTCATCAGAAGTACCTGAAGGATAAGAAGCACGTTGAGTAACTTGAGCATCAGCAACAATGTTACAAGCATCTGCTACAATGAAGTCAGCAGTAGTAGCTGGTCCACTGTACACGAAAGTACGGAACCACATTCTGTCATACTCCCAAGGGAATGCAGCAACATCACAAGGCTGACCATACTTGGTAAGAGGCTTACCAGAAATACGGAGGATAGCGTTTGCATCGTTACCAATTCTTTGGAATTGATAGAAATCGTTAAAGTTGATATTGTCTGGGTTGTTACCAGGAGCTTGAAGAGTCAATTGAAAAATAAACTGATCAATCAATGCAGGAACATCAACATTAACACAAGGATCACCACCACACTCACAACAAGGAGCTTGAACTGTTACAGAGCGAGTGAAACCATTGAAATACAATGTATCAAGGTAAGAAGAATGTGCACGAAGTGTAAGTGTTACAATATCACCACACTGTACATTCCAACCAGATACATCTGTTACTTGTGTAGCAGGAAGAGGACAACCAGTCACCTTGTACCACTCAGTAACGTTAGATTTACAAGTACCATCAATACAACCAGCGATCTTGTCAGAACGCTTTGAACCTTGAAGATATGTGTTTGTTCTACCTTGAGCTAAATAAAAGTATGGTTTAGCAGCGATGTTACCAGCGTTTGCAACACTGTAATCACTTCTAAAGATACCGAATTGACCTGCGGTCAAGTTTTGCGTAGAACCAGAGCTAGGTAGAGTGTTTCCTACTGGCACTACGAAAAGCGTAGTTAATGAGAAATCAGCCATTTTATGCTATTTTAATGATTAAAAAACTTATTCGTTTGTCTGTATCCTGTAGATTGAACTCTGGACAGCAGACTGATTTTCGGTGTACATTGCAAGATTTTGAACTGTCAAGTCTAGAAGTTCATCCTCTAGATATGTCTCAAGTTCACAATCTTGATTGAATGATGGTTCACCATCAAGCATTATGTATCCTTCTTTATTAATGTACTGAGGATACCTCATGTACATTATGTAAATTTTAGTTGGTGTAAATGTACCATCTGTAAAGACACTTATCTCATCAGATGATAGGAAGTTAAAGGTTTCTTGATATTCAAAAGATGGCTTGTAGTGATCATTGTTTAAAATGAACTGTAAGTCGCCATGCTTTGACAAATCTCTATTAACCCATATTATTCTATCTTTGCATCTTCCTTTATCAGCTAATATGTAACTATCTAAATAGAACATATACTTAGGAGCAAGTGCATGCAAAGAAGCATACCACTGGTGAACCTCTTCGTTCTTTAATTTTAAATCAAGAGGTTGATGATTATAAGATTCTACTAAACTCTGGAGATCTTCATACCTTTTCTTAAAGGCATCCAATCCCAGACCAGAAACAGTACTTATACCATCAACCTTCTGCTTTATTAATTTAATCTGAGCTTCATTCAAAGCCAAGATCTTATCTTCTAATACTATCTGCTGATGTTCGTTGGTTGATAGCTTATTTAGTTTCTGATCTATCTTGTACAACAAACTATCTACAGGTATCATACAGAAGCTAATTTTTTACTTTTTAATTTTTGTTCTAGGGTGAGTAATTCATCTTGATTATCCTCATCTGCAAGGAACTTTACCAATTCCTCTTCATCAATAGCCACTTCATATTCACCTTCGTATATCCTTCCATTAGGTTTAGTTCTATAAACCGAATGTGACAAAGCTTGCTTAACTAAGTCTTTAATATGGAGTAAGTTTTCCTTCATGTCTGCAAATCTTCCAAATATCTCAACTGGATTGAGACCTTGGTATTTACCATTCTTGAATTCTGTTTGTTTGAGGAGATTGTCCACTTGATTATACACAGCTTCTTCTTTTGTATCTTCTGTCACTGGTAAACCTAGCAAACGAGCAACCTTTCTCTTTTTCTCAGGAGTCATAGAGTCAAACTTAACAATAGCTTTATTGATAAGTTGTTTCTTCTTGAACATCACTGCGTTTTCAATATCTTCATCAGCTACATAAAACTGTGTTTCTGCTGGAAACTCACCACGTTCCCAAGCTTGATAAGAGCTTGCGATTGTTGGGTGAACACGTAACCAGGCAAAAGCTAGTTCCTGTAGAGGAACAGAAAGATCGAAATAATTATCTCCATCTACAAGTTTTACTGGTTGTACATGCAGCACATCATCTGTAGAAGTTGAGAGTCCATAGTTCCAAAACTTAGAACGTGGTCCAAGATCAATACCACCAAGGGCATTTTGAAGCTTGTCACGAAGAGCTGTTACACGCTCAACCTCAATTTCTCTTTCAGTTGAATCACCAATTCTTCTAATGTAGGCAGCTTGTGGATCTAATCCTGTTCTATACTGACCATCAAGTTCTTTGTAAGGATACTTGAATACGCCTGTACCAGGGATTCTTGTTAGACCTTTTTGAGCCAAACCGCTTTGCATTGTCTGCAACTGTGAGCTATTATACTCCTTCTTAATAGTGGAGATTTTTCCTGTCTTACCCATATGTAGTTTATTTTAACTTGGTTTTAATTTGCAGATGGGTCCCATCGAAGGGAATGCGACTGGGAGACACCCCAATCCATCCATCTGTAGTTTGAGGAGAGCCCTCCAAAGGTGGGAGGTAGGTAGGAGGGCTCTTCTCGGTAGGAATTGTCTAGAGATACTATCTCTAGAGAGGTTATTAGAACTGTGGGATTTCCTCAATAAGAACTGTACGAGACAAATCCTCAATGAATACATCGCAACGATCTTTCATCCAAATTTCATAACCAGGGAACTTGTTAGCAGAGCTCATACCCTGAGACTTAGCAAAGCCTAAGTGGTGACGAGTTCCATCAATATATCCCCAAGTCATGGAAGGTGCTCCTTTCATTCTCACTTCACGGATGTTGTTCACCATTGAACCATCGCTCATTGGAGATACATCAAACACCATGAATACAGGAGTAGATTTTTTATTCTGACCGAATTCAAGGTTAGATTGTGGAAGATCCAACTCTTTCAAGTGAATCAACTCAACACGACCAGTCTCACGGGTAACCATTGCATCGAATGCAAAGTTATAAGTGATATGCTGACCTTCGCCTTGCATATAACGATTTCCAGAATCAGCCATGAAGGTAAGACCACTGTTCAAAGCGTCATTCTTCAAAGCTTGTTGGAATACATCAAATCCAGCTTCGTTAGTGTACATTTTAACTCTACGATCTTTAACATCAACCCTTCTGTAGAACAAATCACCAAATACAGAACGAATCAAGTTAGCAGAGAATTCACCACGATTATATTGTACCAAGTTACCGTTGTTACGCATTCTGTGATAAACACCAGCAGAAGTACGCTTCAATTCTTGCTTGCTACCATTTGTTTTAACAGTGCCTGGCTTAGCCCAAATCATACGCTTAACTTTCAATTCAAGCATAGACTTACGCATCCAGAACTCGATGAATGGTTCCCATTTAACATCGTTTCTTGTAAGAGGAAGTTGATTCCTACGCTGTGGAGCATAAACAAGGATGTCAAGAGGCTTACCAGAAGCATCACGCATCATTTTGTCATCAGCCCACTCAGTGATCTTGTGCTCAAAACCATATGCAGAACCTAAAGATTCAAACATAGTGATTTGCTCACCAAGACGAGGGAGACCAAGCAAATCTTGATCGAACTCACCAATAGCAGCATCAACAAGCTCAAGTTCAATACCATACTGCAAGAAAGTAGGAGATACGAAATCTACAGTAGGATTGTCACTGATAAGAGTGAAAGAATAAAGGAAGCCCATGTTCCAAGGAACTGGATCCTTGATAACATAGAAACGAGGACCATACTGACGAGAACCAACAGAAATGATAGCGTTCTTAGAGAACTCATTGGTATCAAGTACCAATTGGAATTCTTGACCATCGATACCAGGCTTAGACAGCTCAGCTGTAGAAGTAGGGATGTCAATGATCTTTGGGAACTTGTATGGAACTGCAACTTGCCATTTCCATGCATCACTGTTGTTGTCAATGTAATAAGGGGTTGACTTGTTGATCATGTCCAAGAAGTCATTGCTATAGAGGGAGCTCTGAGTATAGAGACTGATGATCTTTTTGTCATAGTCAGCTGGCTCAGTTGAGTGGAAGCTCTCCAGGTGGTTAGCATCGGTAAGCTTACCAACTGCACGCTTATCCATAGAAGCCACCCTAGCATACGTAAATCCAGTTAAACCTGGGATTGTTTGAATTGCCATTTGTGTTATCTTTTAAATTAAAGGTTATAAATAAAATTAAATGAACCAAGAATTAGGCTTGCTTGATTTACTATTGCTAGATTTCACTGAAGATTTGGAAGCTTGTCTAGCTACCTCACCAAAAAGATCATTTGACTTCTTGGTAATTCCTGTTTTCTGAATTGTGGATAGTGTTGGATCTTTCTCAATTATCTTAAGAAGAAGAGCAACCTTCACCTTCATTTCATGATTTTCAGGACGCTTCAGTTCTAGTATTGTACGGTCAAAGTCTGTAAGTGTTTCTCCAGACGATGTCTTATACTTATCTACTAGAAGGAAATCTTGTAGTTCGCTAGCAAGTTTTGGGTTTAAAGGAATACCATCAAACTCTTTTTGTTTGAGCTTATCCTGTAACACCGTTTGTACATTAGCAACATATTGCTGTTTGTACGCTTGTTGTTGTTGTAATTGTTTCTCTCTTTCCTGTTCCATTTGTTGGAGCTTTGCAGCTTCCTTCTTAACAAGCACTTTGTGGTGCTTTGTAGCAACAGTTTCGAGATCACCATAGTTTTTCAAACGCTCAACTTCTGTTGTAATATCTTCAGGATCAAATCCTTGATCAGCTAAAGCTTGCTTGATGATTGACACTTGATTATTCTCTTGTGACAAATCCATCTCTGAAAAACTCTGTATTTGATTATATGTGCCGAAATATTCCTTAGGGTCAACACCCTTTACAAAGATGGCATCAAAGGCTTGTTGGTAATCTTCACCAAACTGACCAATGAAATTATTCACCACCTCAATTGCACCTTTTTTCTTTTCTAGGTTGAATCTCTCAAGAAATTCCTCAGGAGTAGATACTGGTGTATCTTCCTCATCATCTTCTTTTGAGAAGACTCCTAGTTTAAAAAGGTCTCTAGATAGAGCTGTGAACTGACTAACTGTTTCTTCTTCCTCATCACTTCCTTCTTCTGAAGATTCTTCAGTCTTAGGAGTTGTGGGTTTTTTAACTTCTTTAGTATCAGCTTCTTCCTCTTCTTCATCATCATCTGCATATAAAAAACTCTGTATGTCAACCTTCTCTTCCTCTTTCTCTTCCAGAGGAGCAGGGGTACCCTTTACAGCTTTCTTTTCAGGAACTGATGGAGTTGGTTCATCGATATTTTTAATGTCGTCAGGAGAACCTGTGGCGGTTTCAGGAGACATCAGATCGTTCAAAAGATCTGCATTACCCATTCCCATTTCCATTGTGTTCTCAATGCTGAAGTTTCCAAATGATGGATTATCTAGATTTTCGGCCATATGTAGTTCTATTTATTTGGTTTTCAATGTAAAAGTATATCACTATTAGCTATTAACAAAGACATGGAACACTATATTGCTCAATATTCGAGATAATATAGCATTATTATTTTTTACTCTAATCAAGTTTGTTTAGAAAAGAGTCGTTTATTATCCTGAAACTGCGTATAGGAGCTATGTCTGTAAGGGTCACTTGCTGAATATCAACACCCCACTTTCTAGCCTCAACCCTCACCTTCTTTGTAAGAACAACATCAATTTCAGGATCAACGCATTGTTCTAAAGGAAGTGATATGATAATGTTCTTTATAATGGACTGTGTCATGTCAGCCAAAGCATCCTGAGCATCAAACACCTCAAGAAGAAAAACCTTTACATCAGATATCTTATATTTAATCACTCCTTTCACCACAATGTTCTGTTTATCCTGTGTGTACAAGGACTGTGGAGCAAGACTGAGTGTAGTTACTACCACATGCTGTGATATAACGTCATCAAATATTGGAAGTTTCACGTGGAACCCTGGTCCTAAAACTTTCTTGAACTTACCGTTTCTTAGAAGAACAGCTTGCTCATAGTCAGGAATTATCACAGCAGGTATGATGTAGTTCCACCACGAAGTGAGCAGATCTATGAGTTTATCAAACATTATTTAGGTTTTTTAGTAGCTCTACCTTTGGCATTCTCTTTAGCAATAGCTAAATCGTTTGCTTGGTTTTCTCTAGCCACTTGAAGTTTCTCTCTTTCTATCTGCATCTTATCGTTAGCTAGTTTATTCTTAGCCTGAATATCACTCATCCTAGCTTGGTATTCTCTGGCAGCTTTAGTGTTTTCTGCAGCTAACTTGCTGATTTCCAATACATCAGGAACTCCTGAAGCATCTTCATCAGCCAAGCCCATACCCATAGATTTAGACTCAGCATTGATCAGGGCAATCTCTTTCTTATTGATTCTATCAAGCTCAGCCTGGTAGTTGTCATTTGCAATCTTCTGCTCATTAGCAAGCTGTGTTTGTTCCATTTGAGCTTGTGCAATCTGAGCCTGTTGCTCCATTTGCTGTTGTTTCTGTTGCATTTGCTGATCTTGCAATTGCTCTTGTCTATCCTTAAGTTGCTTAAACACCTTCTTCATCTGTCTTAGAGAATCAGTAGAATAAAGCTCAATGATATCATGTAGAGAACCACCGTTCTGAATAACAGCTTGAGATAAGCCTCTGATTTCTTCAAATGATTTCTTGTCTTCAGGTCTATTAGTTGCAAACACTTTCAAATCACGGAACTTAAGATCTGTACCATTCACCTGTACAAATGCTGATTCTCCATCTGAAGTGATGTATGAAATGGTTGACTGAGGCTTTTTGCTTTCTATATAAAGCGAAGCATCAATGATTGCTTGGTACAATTGACCAAGTACGTATTCATGTGCCACAAACAATGGTTCCGTTTGAGCATAAGACTGTTGAATTGCAGCTTGTGTACCTGTAGCAGATTCACTAGCTGAAACAGAACCAAGTCTTTGCTTAGACATACCAATCAATTCCCAACACTCATTCTTAAGTTGTATAGCAAGTTCATATCTAGATTTAATCTCCTGCGTACGTGTGAGGTCAATATCCCTAAACTGATTAAAGCTAGAAGGACTCTTTAGGTTTTCTGGAGAGTCATCAATAAACACCACACCTCTGTTTCTTGCTTCCATTTCCCAAATGTCAAGAGCATCTTGGGCATCACCATCCTTTGGAACAGGAACGTGTCTAATAGATGTCAAATACACCTTACCCACTTCTTTCTCAAGGAGCTTGTAAAGCTGGTTCATACATACATTGTACAACACTTGGAAAGGCTTCATAAGGTCAACTAGGGATTTAGCCTCTGTGTTTTTCACCTCGTAGTTGATACCAATGATTGGACAATAGTTAAGAAGCTTGAATGGTTTTATATGATAGATGTCTGGTCCAACCTTGATTCCCTGATACCATTGATTAATCCATCCCCACTCCAAGCTTTGCTCTGTAGGAACAGTGCCACTCTTGTAGTTTTCATCCACTAGTGTAGATTGCTCATTACCTAATTCATCCAAGTAGATGAGCTTACCTATCTTTTTCTTACTCAACCAATAACATCTCACTACCACATACTTGTATCCAAATGAAGACACATTTGATGTTAGTCCTAAGAAATCTTTTAGACCATCGTTGTTCTCCTTCATTTCACTTTCGATAATCATACGAGTTTGAAGGACTAGTGGATCATATGTGTCATATGTCACCGAATCAATACCTGGTGTTACGTTAGGATTACCTAGGTTGGATTCACGGACATTAATAAGTCCGTAGTCTTGGAGAGAACTTCTGAGATGATCTATTTCTTCTTTTGTAAGATCAGGAACACTTTCAATGATTTCAGAAAGCTCCATCACTTGCACTGTACCAGCAGCATAAGCACCTTGTGCTCTTCCTGTTGGATCAGAAATGTATTTTCTATCTGGTGTTGTTAAAAACCAGGTGTTCTTAGGATTGGCCACCTCAATGTTATACCCCACTTTAGAGTTGTCCTCATAGATGTGGTAGTATTCACGAGCAGAAATAAGCATGTCTCTGAATGCATCTTCAGACTTCTCCTTGACATTAAACTCAGCTTTTGTAGCTGTAAGAATATGGTTAGCCCACTTCTCAGCTGCTGAAGTGTAAGAATCAAGTTCATCTTTCACGTCCTCAAGAGTCATCTGTTGAAGTTGCTCCTCGTCTATTTCTTGCCCTTCCATTGCAAACTTCTCTTGTATCTTTTGTTTAGCCTGAGTGATGACAAAGTTTTGAAGAATCTCTGTTTTAAAATCAAGTTCTTCAGACTGACTGTCTTCATCAAATGCTTTTATTCTATATCCATCAGGACGCTTTGTAATCTCACCAACAAGTTCATTGATTGGTGTTGTTATAATAGAATAGTGCTTCACGTACGAGGGAAGCTGTAAATCAGCTGTAAGCATATCTGTAAAGCTTCTCACCTGAGGTTCTTGGTAGAAATCCTCCATGCGAAGAATACCCTTGACAAGATCATAGTTCTTTACAAACGTGTCTCTATTTTTTACATACTCAGCATAAGCTTTGTTGGCAAAATAGTCCATTGTGTTTTTAATCCAGCTTTCGTCCTTTTTCTCCTTCTCAGTTTTAAATTGATCAGGGAAAATGTTCAGATAGGCGTATCTGATAGTAGCGTCTTTTGTATATCTTATTATTGCCATTATGTAAAAAGTTTACGTTTGTATTTACTTGATCCAAACATTCCTGGTGAGTTGCTATCAAACAACTTTATACCACCGTTCCTATTTGTGAATAATGCTTTCACTCTTTCATCACCACTCCCCCCAACTCTACCCATAATTGGGTCAAGTTTGAGAGCCTGTGCTATTGCTAACTCTGCTGCTACAATACGGTCAAAGTTTCCTTGATCATGGTATTGTATTATCTCCTCAAGAAGAACTGGGTCAAACACTTTATTCACCCCTGTCACTTCTCTAATTAGTTTTCCGTCATCATTCTTCTCTGTGTGTATCACTTCTTCCAAATACTTCTTTAAGCAGTTGTGAAGATAGTCAATTATCTTTTGAGAACTCCTATGTATACCATATTCACGTTTAACTGTGGTGTTTGGTACAATTTCCATCAACCATTGAGGTTGTTTCTCAAGATAGTGAGCGTCTCCTTTTGCTTTCATATATTCTATAAAGGAGATGTCATCATTTTCACAGAGCGTTCTAGCATTGTAATACTTGATAAGCAAACGAGCTTGTTCTTCCCAAACATCCTTCTTATCAGGTCTAGCTACATACGAAGCTACGAACATATCTTGATATTTCTCACCTGTAAGGTCATGCATTCTTTTATAAACATAGACAGCACCTAAAGATGAGCTATACGCAGATTGTCCTTGTCTGTAAGGATCCACTCCTGCAACATACAATCCATAAGGAGGGTTTGTTACAGGGAATTCATATATTACAACAGGAGCATCCTTCATATCACTATTCTTGAGGGGGAAGTTTGTAATGGGCTGTTTGTCTGAAAACTCATGCCCTATCTTATCTCCATCAGAGAATAGAACAACAGAAGTACCTGTACGGTCATTCTGAAGCACCCTAGTCTTTTGCCTCTTGGCAGCTTCAATATCAAATATATTAGTGTCCTCGTTAAGGAATATGTCATCAACTTCTATTGGATAGTACATCTTCTCTTTAAGATAGGCTATCCTGTCTCCAGCTTTCTTTAATCTGTCAAGGTTGGCTGTAGTTATTTCTTTTGCCTTTTCCTCATTGCTAACCAACATAGGAATCTTATGTAGACCACTATCAGCAGGTTGCTCGAGGAATGCACCAAGGCTGGAATCTTCTTTTGCTTCCATCCTGTATTTGTAGGAAATAAACAGTCCGTGTGTTCTGGATGTATCTTTTTCGTTATTATAAGTGAGAAAATTAAAATTGTCTACATCGAACATTAAGCTCTTTGCATCCATAAATCTTTTCATATCACCACCTGTACCTGTAAGGATAGGAGAACAACCCCATCCAAAAGGTGTGGTAAAACCAGGCACAGCTGCCTGAAATCCTCTGAGAAAATTCCCTTTACCAATCTCATCAATAATTAGTTTTCTTGGTTTTGTACCTGCAATTGCTTCCTCATTATTACCCTCATCAAGGTTACGTACGAGGATTTGAGAGAACGGAATCCTTTCTCCCCCCTTGGTTTTAATACCTAGTGTCACTTGGTTCTTCCAATTATCCTCAATTCTCTGCCATCTCCAAGCTTCTGGAAGGAAGTTTAATCCTTTATCAATCTTATCTGTAATCAGTTTAATATCGGGAGCATTTAGTCCAGATATGATGTTCTGAGAGTTCTCATCAAAGGTGGCTCCCCAAGCAACATATGAACTCTCAATAACAGACTTAGCCAAACGTCTAATTCCTAGAATGACCAGCCCTTTCTTTTCCTGCTGAGCTCTATCTATCTCGTTGGTTATAATCCACTCATTATCCCTGAGCAGGGGGTTGGCATATTTCTGGGAGATTCTTCCTCTCTCATCCACAATATCCACCTCTGTATTCCAGAAGTTCAAATGCCAATACAAAAAGGGGTTGATATACACCCCGTTCATCATGGCTCCATTCAAACATAGTTCCTTGTGATAGTTAAAGAATTCTCTAAACTCTTCACTTTCTTTATCTGGAATTCTAGGCTGATTGATGTACCAATCTTTATAATCTATAGACTGTAATTCGTTTATCATTTTCTATTCTTCAAAAAGTCCTCAGCCATTGCGCTAAGTTCTCCCTTTCCTCTCACTTCCACCTTAGCCTCCTCAATCTTACGTAGCTTATCAACCACCTCTAGAAGGGCTAAATAGTTCTTCATTGTCTCCTGGATGAACTTGCCCTGTGCTTCAATAGAGGCAATCACCATAGGTAACATTCCTCCTTTAGCTGTAGGTTTCCATTCAATCCTGTCTTTTAGTTCATGCAGGGGATTGGCATCCACATATTGCTTCCAAGAAGCAAGCTGTTGTTCTGCCCAATCAAGCTCTGCATTAATATATGTAGTTTTCTTAATAGCTGTCGCCATCTTCTTCTTCTTTAAACAGACTGTCCAAATCCATCCCCTCTCTCAATATCTGATCAAGCTCCTCATTGTCTGCTATATGAGGAATGTCTAGTTCCATTCTCGTTTTATACTTCTCTAACAGGAACACAAACTCTTTGTCTGGTAGTCCCCATGCTTCTCCATAACCATCTAATGCTGTGGAGAGATGTCTACCCATGTTGTATTCAGGATAGGTTTTACACAAATCCTCTAGAAGAGCTATGATTTGCTTGTGATAGTTTGGTTTCCTTTTCATAGGCCATTATTTAATCAAGAGCCCTGCTTCTTTAGCTGATAGCTTCGAAAGACTCGGAGCAACAACATCCTTCAGAAGCTTCTCAATTTGTTCATTGGCTGCAAGCTTCACTTCCTCTGACACACCAGGTGTAGCAACAAGTGCTCCTAGCTTCTCAATAACAATCCATGCTTCTATCACTGGGTTCATAACAGTTGGTTTAAGTCGTCATCCGACAGTTTAACATTTATTTTAGCTTTTCTATCACCATCAATGTCTTTTTCTTTTGAGGTGTTAATATCATCAAAGTTTTCCCTTAGCTCAGTGTTCATATACTCCTTTGAGAATGAAACACCTATGCTATCCTGAATCTTATTGTTCACTCCTATAATATCTACATAATCCACCCCCTTATCATAAAGGTCGACTAATATATCTATTAGACTGTCTAAATGAATCTTCTTAATAGTGACATGTTTATCCTTCGCCATCATCTTCCCCTAGGGTGTTTCTTATTTCGTCATATTGATCATCTGTCATTAAAGCCTTCCAATATTTCATTGGACAGTTACAAGACAGACATTTAGTTTTAGCAGCTAGCGTACATCCACAATTTGTACAATGTACATCTGGTCTAGAGAAGGTGTGTCCGTCTTTCTTCTTGTTTTCTGAGTAATAACTACACTCCTTACAAATAGACATCCTGCTCTCACTGACAGATTTAATCTGCTCCTTCATATCTGACGCAGGGATCAAGTGGTTCTTCCACCCCTCGTAGATCTGTAACAGATTGATTTTCATTGGTTTGTAATTTTGGTTTTAAAACTTCTATGGCAGCAAGCGTATTTGCTAGCTTCACTGATGCTGAATTTCTTCTTTGCTCTGACAGGGAGTGGTCATTCATCTGCTTCGTAAACAGCTCAGCCTTGCTCAACATCTTCTCCATCCTCTTCTGTGCCTTCTTCTGGTTGAAATAAAACTTACCGAACCCACTGATTTCCAAGCTGTTATTCTGTTGAAGGGCTACATTGGCACTCTGGAACTGGTGGTTCACCACTGACTCAATAGTCTTCTCACTGAGCATCATCTTTACAGACATCAGCCTAATCAGATAGTCCTTGACAGACATACTTATTGGCTTATCCATTGCTTGTAATTTTAACCTCCAACACTACATCATTCTCAAAATCAAGCGTAATTACAGGATTAACTTTAATCTTACTACCATCCTTCACCAACACCCCTATTCTCTTCAGCTTAGAAATGATGTTATTAATCGTAGGAGGAGAACTCTTATACTTCTCACAAAACTCTTCCCTTATATTACCATAAGAAATGTTTCCCTTAACAGCTGTAAAAGACACCAATTGCAACTCCCTCTCTGTCAGATGTAAACTGTTCACAGCAGACAGAATGGCGTAATACCTATGTGCTGCTTCAAACACATCTGTCTCAGCCTTCTTAAGCTTCTGTACAATTGTCTTCTTTTTAACTGTTGGTTCCATACGTAATTACCACAAAGGTAGGAATAAATAAAACACTGACAAATAACCATTTATGTTATTTACAAACACTAATGCTATATTATGCTCAAATTAATCATTAGGCTTCCAAAACACAAACACAATGTTAACAAAGAACAAACCCACAATCACTTCATCCTCCACACTACCATCATCTAAGGAGTGTCTATCAGAGAATATCCCAATCTTATAGAAAGGAGACTGAAACGTGTTAAGCTCTATACCAATGTCTATCTGAGCACATCCTCTATATCCCATGAATAGAGCTAGAACAAGAACAAACAAAAGACCAAAGATCCATACCATACATTCTGTATTAAGGAGAATTATAAACATACCCACCCTCCGCCCTCAAAGCTATGGGTGATTTTCCAAACCACCAAATTTTTTTTTTCTAAATAGGGGGGCCTGTTGTGTGAAAGGGAGAGGAGGCTACTACCAATTGCAACCCCTCCACATCTTGCGGAGGTTGGGGATATCCCCCATTCAATGTAACTCTGCAAAATCGAAAAACAAGCGTTTTATGGAAATCAAAGGCAGACAGGTACTAAAGATTAAGACAGTTTCTACAGGAAACAAGTACAAGGTAGAAGAAGGTCATCCATTCTTTGGACAGACTTACAATCTCTATCAGTACAATGGAACAGCATTCACTGTCAACACTAAAGATGAATTTGTTCAATGGAGAGATAATGGTGAATTGTTCTCTGTTGATTTTACTGAGGGCACTCGTGACCGTGAGATTGACGGTCAAATGGTTCAAGTACCAACACTACAATTAGTAGGTTGTTCAAGCACTAAACAAGAGGTTGCAATGGCTCGCACTGAGAGCATCCTCAACAAGATCTATCGTGATGCTGAGGTTAGTGAGGTTAATGATGAATTGTTATCTGCAATTAGTTAATTAATAGGGGGTGAAATTCCCCCTTTTTCTTCTCTCATATATAAGGGTGGGTAAAACGCACAGTGTTTTATGTGGGTGGGGAATAAAAAACCTACATAACTCATTGATTATCTGTGAGTTTGTTAGGTGGTGTGTCATCCCTTCATGCCTGTATATCAATCATTTATACATCATCAATAACACATTATACAGACAATAGATATAGCATTAACTAACCAATTAAACCAATTGTTATGAAAGAGTTTGCATTAGTATCATCGTCATCTGGATTCACTGTTATGTATTATAGAGATTGGATGGAATGTCCAATAGGATGTGTTCTTTTTACCTCTGATGATTTAGATTCATTGAGAGATGAGGTTGATAGGAGGAATTGTGACATATGGGGAGAAGGATATTGGTCTTCAGATGAAGTGTTTGAAGTTTATAAGAGCCTGTAACAGGGCTCTTTCATTTGAACAAACAGATGGGTTGAATAAACCAAGCTTGTGGTAAAGCAGTTTGTTCTTTAATGCACCATTTCAGCTTCCCAAGGGCTGACAGATTGTAATAAGGTTGGAATACACCGCAAGTAACCACTTAATCGTGGGAAGTTATACAGTATAAGCATAGATGTGTTAAACACTATGTGTATCAGCCCAATGTGAGCGTGCTGTATGATGGTGGAATACTATTACATCTGAGTGCAGAGGGATTTCTGTTGCATATGGAACACATTGAGAATACAATCTAGGCAACAGTGGGTTGTATTTTCATCTTTCTTCATTTAAAACCAATTAGTTATATGGAAAATGTATACATTATATGGCGTGAAGATTACGATAATGAGGATGATAAATGTTTGAGCTGTGGGAGCTATGATACAAATAAGAGTATTTTTAGAATCTTTGGGTCTAAACAAGAGGCTGAGGAGCATTTGGACCATCTTAATAGAGAATGTTCATTTGATAATGATGAGGAGATTGATTGGTATGTTCAATATACATATTCTCTTACAGAACATAGGTTTGGATAAACTAGCTAGCACATATAGAGCTCAAAACATTCTATTCACAGGCTTTATGTGTTTTAACAACCGAACCACACGTATGATCTACGGGTCAGGTAGTGGTGAATAGATGCTTCAACCAGCACAACGGTACAGAGAGGGTAATCAGTCCTCTCAACTTTTTTCCCTATATTTGTGGTTAAACACATATTAACATGAAACACACCAACCAGTCATTATTAGTCTACAGCATTGTTATGTTCTTCTTGACAACAGCTATTCTTATGCTTATTATTATGAAGGATAATAGAGCTATGTATGTTGAAG